CTCAAATCCTTGGGGGTGACACTGGATTTGTGTTTGGCACCGCAGGTGTAAGTCGCTACACAATCGACGCTACTGGCATCTCCACATGGTCCGTAGCTGGCACCACCGCCATGACCCTTAACTCTACGGGGTTGGGGATTGGTACGAGTCCTTCGTACAAGCTCCATGTTCGGGACAGTGCGGCTACGATTGCAATGTTCCACAGCACGAATGCAAGTGGACCGTATGTCATCTTCCAGAACTCAACAGGAAATTTTGGAGATATAGGATCTGAGCTTGCAATCACCGGCGGTGGATCTGCTGGTAACCTTACGCTCAACAGTCGGTCAACGAGCAACCTGTGCTTATCGGTAAACGATACAGTTCGGGCGCGAATCGACTCCTCTGGAAACTTGCTTGTCGGTTTAGCTACTGCTGGAACCACCGCTGCCAAGACTATCCAGATTGCCAACGGAACCGCTCCGACTGCCGACGTCACTGGCGGCCAGCTCTACGTCGAGTCCGGTGCGCTAAAGTTTCGTGGAAGCTCTGGCACCATCACCACAATCGCAGCCGCCTAATCTAAACGACTATGCCTACCATCCTCTGGATCATCGAACGCCTTCTCGTTAAGCCCATCGAAGGCAGCAATCCCGATGTCGTAATCACCGCCGATTGGCGTTGCAACGGCACTCAGGATCAATACAGCGGCACTTGCTACGGCTCCTGCTCGTTCCAGCCGCCGTCTGGTGATTTCACGCCTTACGAAGACCTGACGCAGGAACAGGTGCTTGGTTGGTGCTACAGCAATGGAGTCGATCAAGCGGCCATCGAAGCGAACGTGACGCAGCAGATCAACGACCAGATCAATCCGCCTGTGATTGCTCCGCCGTTGCCGTGGGTGCCGGTTGCGGAGATCGTTGCTGTGGCTGAAGTTCCCGTCTCCTAATATGGAAATCACTGTCAAATTGACCCAAGAACAAGCCAACGGTTTGCTGCAACTCATCGATATTGCAGTCAAAGCTGGAGGCATTCAAAACGCCAAAGTTGCTTTGCCGCTTGTCGATCTAATCGTCAACGCTGCTCAACCTAAATCCGAGTAATGCAAACCGACACTAACAACAGCAGCGGAGTTGGGATCTCTCTAGCGACCGCTGCCGCTGCTGGTGCGGTCTCATTCATCCCTCAGCTAACTCAGTGGTTCCAACTTGGAGCCGCTGTTTTAGCCTTCATTGCAGCATCAATCGGTCTGTATAAAACCTTCAAAAAATGAATTGGAAAACTACTCTTGCCGGTGTTGGCGCAATCCTTGTCGCTGTTGGTGGTGCGCTCAAAGCATTGTTTGATGGTGACCCTACGACCAACATTGATCTTGCTGCGACCATTGCCGCTGTGACTATTGGCTTTGGTTTGATCGCTGCCAAAGACGCTGACAAAAAGCCCGAGTGAATTTCATCGAACAGATCGTTACCGCTTTGCTCAAGTGGCTGACTGGTTTTGTTCAAACACCGCCCACCGTTGAAGACGCAAAACGAGATCCAGACCTCAAAAAGAAGTTGCTGGATCGTATTGCTAAGTCTGATCGCTAGTTGCGGTTGTGGGTCTCGCGTGGTTATGGTGCCTCACGGTGAGCCGGTAAGGCTTGCTGAGAGCGTCAAAGCTAAGGTTTGGGTCAAAGGAGCGGATGGTGTATCTGTTCGCTCTCAGAACCGGATAACGCTTCCCGAAGGTTGGTACGCATTGCCTAAAGATTGATATGTCACAACAAGTCATCAATGTCGGATCAACCGCAAACGACAACAACGGTGATACGTTGCGCGGCAGTTGGATCAAAGCGAACGACAACTTTACGGAGTTGTATGCTGCACTGCCGTTGGTTTCTCCAACAGCGTGGACTCCCGCTCTAACAGATTCCGGTGGTGGTCGCACGTTTGCGTTTACTACTAACACGGCTCGCCATACTTCTATTGGTTTTGTCAGCACGTTTACTGTTGATCTGACGATCAATTCCGTTACTGGTAGTGCGACCGGCAACCTTCGATTGACTCTTCCTGATCCGGTTTTGTACGAAGCAGCGTTTTCTGTCTGGCTTGATAACGGGACCAATCAAGCCAAGACCGCTGTGATCGCTAGAGCTATCAATGGCACTAGCTATTGCGAGCTTTCGCATTTTGAGAATGGAGACGCAACTAGTCTTGCTGATCACCTACAAGCAACCTCCCGACTCATTGTCTCTGGCACTTACTTCACTTCGTGAATCTAATCGCAACCAGTCTCCAGTTGGGGATGTCTGTGCTACAGAGCGCGATGGGAAACCCGTCGTTCTTGTGGCAGGGAGTGCTGGTGCGTTGTCTACCCGCTGCGATAAGTGACGCTAACTCGGTTATATCCGGTGGGTTTCAAGATAACGTTCAAGCGCGAGTGCTGGTTAAGTTCTCCGACTGGCGGTTGGCTGACTCAACCCTCGTAACCGTTGACGCTGCGGTCTGGTCTTGTGACGTTGGTTCTAACGGTGATCGGCTCTTGCAGGAGAGTGGAAGCTTTCTTCTCCAAGAAAACACAGACCGATTGCTGCTGACTTTTGGGAAGATGATTCCGGTGGTAGGTCGCCTTCTCACTTACGACGGTCGCCAGATGCGGATTATGTCTGCAAAGAGAGATGGCTCTGGAGCTTACTACGCTCTTGAACTTGGCTCTAAAACCAAATGACTCCAACCGTTACAGTTGATACGTCGAGATTTGATGCGGCTTGGAGGGAATACCTCCCGAAGACTAAGCGGTCACTTGCTGATGCCGTTAACGCTCGCACGTTTTTCTTGATGCTGCGGCTCTACTGCTTGTTGCCTCCTAAGTCGCCACAAGCGGCTCGCAACAAGATTCTGGATTACTTCAACAGACCAGTTGGAGCGGATCGCTTTGATAAGAAGACCGGCAAGCGAGTGGGTAAATCTCGACAGTTGCGAGTGGTTCACTTAATCGCGCAAGCCAAGAACGCGAAGGCTGGAAAACCCGGTCTCTACGGTCAAGATATGCGTGACGCTGCTGGAAAGCTTCGCAGACGCGCTGCTGGTTCTGTTGGTTACCTCAAGTCATGCGTGACTAAAGCTATAAAAAAGCTGTCACCATCATTCCAGCAATTTGGCGGAACTCGACGAGCAAAAAAGGGATCTGCTGGTGTTAAGTCAGTGGCTGGAAACCAAGCGTTGATCAATCTCGCCAATCAATACGGCTTGCCGCAAGAGAATGTTGCGATGCACCGAGGATCTTCCGCTTACGCATTCAACGCTAAAGCTGGATTCAATCCATCCAGCCATGTCCGCATGAACATTGGACTGGCCGACAATCAGGTTGGAACCGTCGAAGGAATCTACAGCAAAGCAATGCAACAAGCCTACAACGATGAAGCGCGTGAGCTTGAGAACCACATTGCCGCTGCTCTTCAAGCCGCTTTTGATGGGTCTGAATCCAAAGGAATTACAGTAACATGAACGCTGTAGCCCTACGCACTGAACGCGCCCTAGTTGACTGGCTGGCCGCTGAAGACTGGTCTGCGTCTCCTATTGGCACTCCAACTTGTCTCACAAGCTACGGTCACGGTGCGTTTGCAGATCAAGATCTAGAAGATCAGATGCCGAGCTTTCCGCGCATTGTTGTTCGCGCATCAACTGCGGTTCCGGTCCATCCATTAGACCGCACTTGCGAGGTAGACATAACCGCTACGCTCCAGTTGTCCGCAGACGATACCTCGGAGGCTCAAGCTCTAGCGATTGTTCAAATCTTTGAGAATCTCCTGCAATACCTCTATGTTGACGGCAACATTTCGGAGTTAGACGCACTCGACACCGATCCCTCGGGAGGTTTTAACGCGCAATTTGCGGTTCCAGTTGACTTTGGGATCAATGACATCAGCGAAAGAGCTAGAACTTTCTCGCGATCCATGACAATTTTCGCAGCAGCAAACACGATTTAACAACCCACAAAAATGGCAACATCAAAAGGTCTAGCCCTAGTATTCGGGACTAAAGCTACCGTCAAAGTCTACGATTCCGCAAACCTTCTCCCTTTGGTCGCTGGAATTGCGACTCTTGAGAGTATGGACATTACGCATGAATGTGACACAGAACAGGTGAAAAACTCATCTGGCGAAGTGGTTGCAAATGTAAGTGCAGGGGATCGCTTATCCGCAACCTTTAACATTATACCAAGCGGATCAACATCAGCGAACGCTTTGCTTGCTGCGATAATTCCCAATGGCAACGGACGGGTAAACGTCACGTCGGCAGATTCAATATCTATCGGAGCAGCATTCACTGCGGGAACTCCCCCTACAGGAAGCGACTCTATTAATGGCGACTGGATTTACATTGGAGGCGGAAGCCTTAAGTTTACTCAGTCTGGAAAGGCAATGTTGAGCCTCCCTTGCGTGAAATACGCTGGTATCAACGGAGCTACCGCAGCGATCACTCTGTAATCGTGTCAGAACTTGCAAAGATACTCGCAGAGACCGGACCTCCAGCACCAGTGGTGCTTGGGGTTCGACTCGTCCCCTACACTGTAGGTCACGCGATATTGTTGCAACGGCTGCGATCCCCTTACGTTCTAGGTGGTGAGATTAACTCCAATGATCTAGCGGAGGCTGTGCTTGTTTGCTCACAGTCTCCTCTAGAGTCCATTAGATCAATCAAATCATTCTGGAGGGATCTGTTCCTTTGGTTGTGGTCGAAGCAAATTCAGCGAATGAATCTGATGGTTGAGTCCGACAAGTTCCAGTTGTGGCTCAAAGAGCAGTCAACCGCTCCAGAAGTGTTGATGGAAGCTGGAGCTAAATCAAAACGTCCCGCAATGCCGTGGACCGAGCGAGTGCTTGTTGGTTGTCTCAACATTGGCATTGGACCAGACGACGCTATCAGGATGCCTCTTGGTGACGCAGAAAGGCTGATTCTAGCTCACGCCGAGATGATGGGGCAGGTCCAGTTGTGGGACGATCAAAGCGAAGCCATTTGGCAAAACCAACAA